GGCGTGGCATTCGTAAAGCGGAAGACAAAGACTTCGTACAGATCTGGGACGTAACATCAAATTGTAAGTTTGCCAAACGGCATATAACAACTCGTAAGAAATTTTATACAGAAGCAAATTACCCGTTTGTGGTAGAAAAAGTGGAGTGGCGCTAAGTGGGATCACCTTTTAATTTACTAGATAATCATTTAATAAACGTTTCTGAAAATGAAATAATATTAGAAATAGGCACTGACAAAGGAGAAAAATCAACAGAATATTTCCTTTATCGCGCTGAAAAATTTAAAACCAAATTAATAACTGTTGATATAGATGATACTATGTTTAATCAACAGTATAAACAAATAGAATCTAGTGCTATTGAATTTTATCATATGATGGGAAGTCAATTTGTTAAAGAAGTTTTGCCGACCCTTGGAGTAAAAATCAAATGTGTGTATTTAGATAACTACGATTGGAATTGGAATCCAAGTGAAAAAATTGATCATATATACAATCAAATTGATTGGTACAAGCGAAAATATAATATCAATATGAATAATATGGATTGTCAAGTAGAACATATGAAACAAATGATCGGAATAATGCCTTATATGTCTTCAGATGGGATAGTAGTATTAGATGATACATATCAGAGAGAAGATAATGTTTTTACTGGTAAAGGTGGCCCAATTGTGACCTATTTATTGGCTAATCAATATAAAATTTTAGATATAATTCCTGGCCAAGGCATTATTCTACAAAATCAAAATAAAGGAAATTAATGTACATCTTAACTTTAGAAAATACCGCATATGAAATGAACGAAATCCCCGATGAAGTAGAGGATCTACGTTTTGCGATATTAGACAACAGTGATCCAAAGAATCCAGATTATTTCTTTATTCCTTTGATCTTTTTAGAAAGTTTTAACAGTCCGGCATTGGTCTTAAGCATCGGCGGCAATATAGTTAAGATGCCCGCAGATTGGCAGATCTTAATTGGTGAACCAGACTTTGGTGACCTAGAAGTTATCCCTCTAACATCAATTAACGACCGAGGATTTAGTGCTTATACATTTAATCCACTGGAAAGTTTCAAACCAGAATTTCATCCTGTAGAAATTATTGACATTTATCAAGATGTTAAATGGTATTTTCCTAAACTTAAACCTGGACAGATGCTAGCGGTGCCTATCGCGGAAGGTGAGCGTCCACTATGTGCTTACTTTGTTAAAGATATTAGTCGCCAGAGCGAAGTAGTAGACTACGGTAAAATATGGTAATACTTTTTGTAGTAAATATGATTAGCGGATTTGAAGATGCGCGACCTGTAGCTAGACAAAAAAAGGTTAATCTCGGAGGGTGGATTGCCGGACCAGGCTCGACTATTTTACCTGGAATAAGTTATGCCATTTGTCCGGTACAAGCAGGCTTTGCATTTACACAATCATTGTTTGAGCAATTTGATGAAATTGTTTTTTTAAAAGATCATGATAATTATATAGTTCGAATTCGTCAAGCTGAATTAGAACATAATTTAACAGAGGTGGTTAACAACAATAGAAAACAAGAATCTCAAATGTTATACTTTGGATGTAGTCATACATATGGTGACGGCCACAGTGATAAATCAACTGTATATCCTAGCGTTTTATCTAAATTATTAAATACTGACTATATAAATCTGGGTATGCCAGGAAAAAGTAATTATGATATTGAAGATTTGATGAATTGTTATAATCTAGAGCGTGCTACTGTGGTTGTTCAATTTACTGATATGTATAGAATTAGATATTCTGATAATAGTAATAATATTAAATCAGACGCGATACATAGATTAATAGATAGAGAATCAAAATATAATTTTTTATTAAGTGAAGAAAATTTATTTTTTAATTTTCAACAAATTGTGCTAAGAACCTTAAATAGGTTACGAGAGAACGGTAGTAAATTTTTAATTACGTTTACCTGCAATTACGAAAATGATTATGATTTAAAATGTTTAGAATATTTGCATCAATATAACGAATTCTGTAGCCATGTGGGTACTGTAGTAGACGTTGCTGAAGATAATACACATTACGGGGTACAAAGTCATAGATTATGGGCAGAAAAATTATACAAAAAATGGGTAGAAATATATGGGCACACTGGAACCTGGCGCAACCTACATATATGAGCGAGTTGATGATGTAATATACGCTCGTAAAGCAGGATCTACTGATAGATTTGAAATTGGCCGAGACTACAAATTAAATAGAGGTATAGAAGAAGAATTGCTGTGGAGAGAAATACGCAATGCCGCCGAGACCAATTCCACTTTACAAGAAGCACTAGATCATGTTATAATGATATATAAGTTAAGCAAGGAATATAAAGATGGCATTTGATCCTAGACAATTTAAACAAAAGAAAAAACGTGCAGTAGATCCAAATGCACCTCCTAGACCTAACCTGATGTCGCATGATAAGGTTATCCGCGAGCAAAAAGATGTGATTATGGCTCTTGAAGAAAAGGTAAGATTTCTATCAGAGGAAGTTTCTCTAATGAAAAGTAAATATCGTGACATACAACAGAGTGTAGAACAAATCATTGGCGTATTACGTAGAGGTAGATAATGGCCACAGACTTTAACAGTCCCTTATATATTGGCAATGAAATGTTAGCGTTTGATCGCAAAGATCGTGCCTATTATGACAAATTCACTGATGAAGAACGCAAACAGTTTAGTACATATCTAATGCTGAGATATGGTGCTAGTGTACAAGGTAATGCAGACCTGCAGGCTTATTATTTGTTAGCAACAAATGAAAATGTAAACAAGTACTTTTTTGATCTAAATAAACATCCTAAACTACAATGGCTAATGTGTACTTCAGTTAGTCCTGGTATGGGCAAACAACATCACTATTGGCAAGGCAGCAAGAAGAAAGAAACTAACAACAAGGCTGTTAAATTTTTAACAGCACTACATCCAGAACTTAAAGACGATGAAATCAAACTACTAGCGGCTATTAATGATAAACGAGATCTTACAGACATGGCACGAAAACTCGGCTGGGATGACAAGCGCATCAAATCAGAGCTTTAAGTGTCGTTATTGTGCCAAAGAGTTCCGCAAAGAATCAACACTTGCGGCGCATCTGTGTGAAAGCAAGCGACGTTGGCAACAGGAAAAAGAAATAGGTGTACAGTTTGCCCTACAGGCATACTTACGTTTCTTTGAACTAACACAAGGTAGTGCTAAACTTAAAAGTTATGGTGATTTTGTAGATAGTCCTTACTACAGTGCTTTTGTTAAGTTTGGTCGCCATATGGTTGCTATACGTGCTGTTAACCCACGTATGTTTATTGACTATGTAATCAAAGAAAACAAAAAACTTGATCATTGGACTCATGAACAAGTTTATCTAGAATATCTACATGCTTACCTAAAGAAGGAAGCTGTACAGGACGCATTGGAACGAGCATTAACAGAAATGCAGGACTATGCAGATGAACATCCTGAATTTAAAAACGGATTTGTTGATTATTTTAGATATGGTAGTAGTAACCGTATCTGCCACCATATTACTAATGGTAGGATTAGTCCTTGGATTGTATTTAACTGTGATTCAGGAGTAGGGTTTCTTGAGTCTCTCACTGAAGAACAAATTGCTATGATCTTACCGTGGATAGATCCAGATTATTGGCAACGTAAATTTGTTGACTATGTAGCAGATACTGAATGGGTTAAAATGATACTTAAAGAGGCTAGACTATGAAATTTACCAGTGATATTGACATCGATTTTGCAGACCGCGAAGAGATATTATCATTACTTGATGTTACTCCTGCTAGTATCATGCGTGATGGTAATTTGATCAAACACAACACAGGCGTATATGCCACAGAGATACCTGTGGATCCATTCTCAGGTATAGCCAGTATCGAATATAATAACGCAGAACGTCGCGGATATGTTAAACTAGACTTTCTTAATGTTAATCTATACAAGCAGGTTAAGAGTGAAGATCACTTGCTTGACTTAATGAAGGAACCTGATTGGGCTAAACTTTATGATCCTGCAATATGTTCACAGTTAATTCACATCAACAATCACTACGATACCTTGATTAAGATGCCAGAAGCTGTGGATACTATTCCTAGACTAGCTATGTTCCTGGCTGTCATACGTCCGGGTAAACGACATTTGATAGGTAAGACTTGGAAGGAAGTTAGTGAAACTGTTTGGGATAAGGTTGAAGGCGAGTACAGTTTCAAAAAAGCACATGCGATTGCTTATGCTCAATTGGTTGTGGTAAATCTTAATTTACTCGACGAACAAGTGTAATACTACGACGTTTACTACGTTTACTGGCTATTTCTTTTAAACTTACATAAGGACCGTGCTGTATTATAACGTCCTTACTGTTGAATGTTTTCAAACAGATCCTGAATTCTACCCAGTCTTGCTTTAAAAACACATTAATAGGCACTAGTCTATTACTCTCCCACCACCACTGATCAGCTAGATCTAAGAACTTTTCTTTCTGATCCATGCCTTTAAGTAGGGCATAGTCATAGATAGTTGTAATTAATTCGTCCGAATTCTGAATGATGCCAATATAGTCGTTTCCGCCGTAGGTTACGAAGCTTAAAAATGGGTATTGATCTAATAGATGCTTGATATTGTCTTCCATACGTACCGCGATAAATATACTAAAGGGATTAACGAAAAGTGCCACTAATCACAAGTTATTTATATCAAAATATTTTCACTGTTCAACTTCTGGACTATGAGAACCCTGACATACAAAATATAAGGAACCGTGTCGTGTATCAGAGACCAATTGAAATCTATCGCGGAGCAGACAATCCAGTAACTATCAAGTTCAAAAACCAAGATCAAAAAGCTGCTAACATTGCAGGCCTGAGCTTTGAAGGTTATATTATTGACTATTTAAAGGGAAATGTAGTAGCTAACGTAAGTGTAACAGTCAGCAATGTTACTACGGCAACGGCTAATATTATGCTCAGAGATGAATTCTTAAATACACTTCCACAAAACAAATATAAGCTAGCGTTCCTAGCCAATGATGGCACATTTAATACTCCTGTTTATAGTGATGATAATTTTAAAGTCTATGCTGAACTTAATATTAATCCAGCATACAACACAGACATGTTTACTACTAGCACCACAGACTACAGTGGTGATGTTGATTTAGGTACCTTATAGAATGGCATATCCAGTCCCAAGACATTTACAGTTTAGAAGAGGCAATACCGCAGCGATTGGATCCTATGTCGGTTTTCCTGGTGAACTTATTATTAACACTGATGATTGGACATTATATGTTCATGATGGATCTACCATTGGTGGTCACGCTACTACTATTAATGTTGCAGCAATTACAGGTAATATCACAGCTCTACAAGACGAAATTAACCTAATCAATGCTAATGTAGCAAATATATCATCTAATAGTTTAATTAATGGCACTAATATAGTAAGCCTTGATGCCTATGGTGCATTAAACCTAGCTAATGTTGGTTTAATACGTGCTCCAGACAACGGAGCAGGCGCAATCAATCTAGCATCGAATACTTTTGTACAGATGCAATGGTCGGCAAATTCTAACACAGTTGATCCTAATAGTGATTGGACGGGATCAACCACCTGGGTCTATGTTGACAATGGTGGATTCCACGTTGAAGCTATTACCCCTGGCCACGATGCCTATTGGGCATTTGACACTGCTGGCAATTTTACATTCCCAGATAACACCATACAAACCACAGCATTTAGTAATGTTGCACTAGCTAACTATCTAGCAGGCACGGTTACCATTGGTAACCTAACAGTGCAGGGTAACATTACCACAGTTAATTCAGAAATAGTTCAACACAATGAAATAGTTGCTGGTAATATCACCAGTAATAGTTTCGTAACAGCACAATATTTCCAAGGTAATGGTAGTTTATTAACTGGCTTACCTGTGGGATACAGCAACATTCAAGTGGCCAGTTACTTGCCAACTTATCACGGAGCGGCCTACTTCTCAAACATTAGTGCCAGCGGTAATGTTATCATTGGTGGTAACTTGACAGTCTATGGTAACATCACTGCCATTGGTAATGTCACACAGGTGTTGACCACAGTTACAGGTAACACTGGACAGTTCTTTGGAGGCTCTGCTGGCTTTGGTGCACTATATGGTGGTATAGCTTCTGGATATTCAATACAAGCACAGACTATATTAGAACTAGCCAGCAACTTTAATGGATACAGCCAACTAAATCTACAAAATATCAACTCAGGTGCTAGTGCCAGTGGTGACATAGTGGTTACCATGGACAATGGTAATGCTACTGTTGGTTACGTTGACATGGGGATCAACAGCAGCCAATTCTCAAGTGGCGCAGGCAACGAATTAAACTACCCTGGCGATGGCTACTTGTATGTCTATGGCAACCCTACAACAGGTGGCGGTAACCTATTACTATCAACAGCTCTAAACAAAGACATAGTGTTCTCAGTAAACGGGCAAGGTTCAGCTAATCAAATTGGTCGCTTTAATCAATCAGCTAACGCATTCCAAGTAACTGGTAACATCACATCCACAGGTAACGTCACAGCCGTTAATTTTGTTGGTAGTGGACAGTTCCTAACGGGATTACCTACACAATACAGCAATGTAAACGTAGCGGCTTACTTAAACACACAAGGTTATAACTTATATTCAAACGTTAACGTAGCGGCTTACTTGTCGACTAACAATTATCTAACTACAGCCACAGCTAACTTGGCTAACTATGCTTGGTCAGCTAACGTTACCTCAGCCAACGTTGGCATGCTAGGCTACGTTAACAGCCAAACATTCTACAGTAATGCTCGTGTAGCAACTTATCTACAAGTGGGCAACATTGCCAACATCTCAGTAGCAGGTAACGTAACAGCTACGTATTTCATTGGTAACGGCGCTCTCTTAACTGGTATAGCCGCTAGCAGTAATTACAGCAACGTCCAAGTGGCCACATACTTACCAACATACACAGGTAATGTTGGCGCAGGCAACATCAATGCCAACTATATTTACGCAACTAACTATGTGTCAACTGGTGCGGTATATGCGCCAACAATCGGTAACACTGGTGCTTATATCACTGGTGCCAATGTAAACATTGCGGGCAACGTTAATGCCACTTACTTTGTAGGCAATGGTTATTTCTTAACTGGTATTGTGGCTAGCAGTGGTGGCACTAACTACTCAAACGTTAACGTAGCCGCTTACTTAAACACACAAGGTTATAACTTATATTCAAACGTCAACGTAGCAGTCTACTTGACTACGGCTACTATTACCACAACTGGTAATATTACAGCTGGTAATGTGTTTACCAGTGGTGCATTCTATGT